AATACATTTTGACAGTAAAGAGCAATGGGCTGAGGTTGTAGATTTTCAAAATGATGAGGGCTTAATTGATAAAATGTTAGATAGATTATAAATGTTTTAAAAAATTATTATATTAGTAGAAATTTTAAAAACAAACAAGATGACTAACAGAGATTTTATTTCAATTTTAATATTAATGTTTTCAGTATTCGAAATGTTTATTCTAAACCTAATATGAACTATCCAAAAATACTTATAGGCTTTCCTACATCTTCAGCTAAAGATTATTGCTTTGAGGATTTTGTAAAACAGATAACATCATTTACCTATCCACTATACGATATTTTTGTAGTAGATAATAGCAAAGATAAAAACCATATTAAAGAGTTCCACAAAAGAGGTATTAAGGCTGTACACGAGCCTATCAATGGTGACTTTAGAGAAGAGCTTGCTAGACAACAAAACATCATAAGAGAATACTTTTTAAATGGTGACTATGACTATTTAATGATGATTGAATCTGATGTATTTACAGGTGAATGTATTTTAGAAAAGCTTGTAAGCTATGCTGAATGTTCAGGAGCTGGTGCAGTAACTTGTACCTATGAAATCATGAGAGGTGAGCCTACATTGTGCTTAACATCTACTAGTGATTATAGAGCAGTAAGGAGTGAAAAGATACTAGAACGAATGGGTCAAGGTGTTTTACCTCTTAATCAATTATTAGTAGACCCTGATGCAAAAATAACAGCAACGGGAATAGGATGTACTTTATTTAGAAGAGAGGCTTTAGAGCTTGTTTATTTTAGAGTTGATTTAGATTTAAATAAAAGGGCTTTTAGTGATACCTTTATTTATACTGATATGCAAAAGTTAGGCTTTAAAATATTAATAGATAGTAACATTATTTGCGAGCATAGAAAATGATTTATAAACTAGCAATAACAGGAGTAATAATATTAATAATCTTAAAAACTTTAATTACATGGATGATGATATAGACTATTATTTTTTAGTCCATAAGGAAACAGAAAATGAAGAAGAACTAATTGACATAGGAGAGGATTTAATGGGGTGGCAAATAGCAATAGGAAGCATTCCCGAATCTTCAAAATATGAACTTATAAAACGAAATTAACAATGTTAGCAACTATCCAAAAACTAGAAGAAGAATTAGAAAACTACAAAAAAAGAGTAAACTTTTTAAGGCAATATATCGAACATTTAACAAAACATTCCGTAAATAGCAAAGGTGATATAGTTTACAATAGTTTAGATGATGTAGATAAGGCTTATAGACTCCAGAATGAATTAGATTTTAAAAAGAGTTTAATTAGCCAAAGAGAAGCACAGATAAAGCAAGTAAACGACCAAGAGCAACTAAAAACAAAAGCAATAGCAGAAATGCCTAAGCTAATAGAAAAGTCTAAAGAGGTTCATGATATGATGTTAGATGACTTGTATAAGTTAAAAGCATCTAAGAAAACCAAAGAGATTAAAGAAGCTATTAAAATGGTAGAGATGCAGATTGATGAGGTTAGTGAGTTGATTGATGGAATACAGGAAAGGTTTATAGCTAAAAAGTATGACCAGATACTAAATGATTTTAGACAAATTAATAACATTTTAAAGTTAAAAGATTGACCCCAATACTATTTTTATTAATATTCGTACTTATAAATATAGCATGGAGATTGATAAATAAAAGGTAATCCTTTAACAAAAAAAATTGAGAGTCAAAAATATTGGCTCTTTTTTTTTATATTAGCTTTATCCAACATAAGCTATACAAATTAAAAGATATGGCTACAATTACAAATAAAACCGATGGGATAGAGATAGTAGATTCTCATGGTGATACTTATTTTATTAAGTATGCAAATGTTAAACTGATTAAAAGCAGTGGAACAGTTTCTATCTACGACAATTCAGAAAACAGGAGAGGAGCAGATGCATTAAAAATCACCCATGCAGAGGTGACTAGCCCTGTTACAACAGATTTAAATGATTTATACACAACTATAAGAGGATATATTGACTAATGGCAACAATTACTAATTTAACTAGTGGTATAGAGGTTAATTACGGAGGTGCAGTAACCTATATCAAACATGGAAATGTTAAGCTACTCAAAAGAGGCACTAATATTAATATTTACGATGATTCTGATGATGATGGAAACCAAAGGGGGCAGGTTTACATAAGTATTCCATTCTCAGAGGTTACAAGTCCTAGCACAAGTGATATAGATGCTTTGTACACTACTGTAAGAGGTTATATTGATGTTTCTTCTGGTGGAGGTGGAGCTACTCAGTTGAATGATTTAACTGATGTTACTACTGGTTTACCTGGTACTCCTACTGAAGCTGATAGTGGTAAGATTTTATATTATGATTTTGATTCTGGAGTATGGCAAACTGATGATGCTATTACTGCTGGAACTAATGTAATTAATGGTAAAAAGGCTAGTGCTGGTACAATTACAAAAGGTAAGCCAGTTTATTTAGTAGGTTTTGATTCTGATTTACATACAGTAGAAGAGGCAAATGCTGGTAGTAGTTCTACTATGCCTGTTATTGGTTTTGCTGCTGAGGACATGGATAATACCAACTCAAAACATATTATAACCTTTGGGAAGTTAACAGGTGTTAATACATCAACTTATACTGTTGGTGATATTCTTTACATGGATACCTCTACTGGTGCATTAACTACTACTAGACCTACTGGAGAAAGCTCATTAATACAAAGGATAGCAAAAGTTTTAAAAGTAGATGCTACTGGTGGACAGTTATTTATTTTCAATACTGCTAGAACTGCGGGACTTCCTAATATTGGCAATAATAAATTATGGGTAGGTGATTTAAACGGAATACCTCAAAGCACTACAAAAAAAGCGGTAAATACTATTATAGATAATACTATATCTAGTTCTGCTACATTAACTCCTAATATTGATGAATATGACCAAGAAACTATAACGGCATTAGCATCAGCATTAACTATAAATGCTCCTACTGGTACTGCTTCTAATGGTATGAAGTTAATTATAAGAATAAAAGATAATGGTACTGCAAGGGCGATAACATGGAATGCAATTTATAGAGCTATTGGTGTTACATTGCCTAGTACTACAACGATTAGTAAAACATTATATGTAGGTTGTGTTTACAACGATACAGATACTAAATGGGATGTTATAGCAGTTAAAGAAGAAGCATAATTATGATAACAATTATTTCAAAAATAGAATTAGAGGGTACTGATAATCTTAAATATACTGATGTTGGTTATACTACTGATACAAGTGTAATTAATCAAATCAATGAAGATTATGATAGTACATTAGGTAAGTTCATAGGTGAAAACAGGACTAAGTTAAGTTTAGGAGAAGTTTCAATAAGTACATTTTTTGCAACCACTGAATATGTAAATGAAGCAGCTACCCAAACAGATAGCATTGAGGGTTTAAGTTTAACTGAAATTACTAACATAAATCAGTTATAAATGGCAGCACCTACTAAAGGAAATACAACTAATTCAAGCGCTACTCCCGGAGCTGGCTTTAAAAATTATACTCATACTCAAAATACGGGTGATGATGGTTTGATAGTAGTACAACTTTCTATGACTAATAATAGAAGTTTTACAGGAGCTACGTATGGAGGTGAAGCTATGACTCAACTTTATCAAATTAATAGAGGTGGTTTAGGTCAAAGAATGGCTTTTTATTATTTAGAGAACCCTCCAACAGGAAGTAATACATTAAGAGTTAATTTTAGTGCTAGTGTTTGGAATGGTGTAAGTGTTCATATTAGAAGCTTTACAGATTCAGGAGGTGTAGGAGCATCACAAAGGACAGGAGGTCAGCCCTCCCCTCATAGTGGAGATATAACAGTAGAAGAGGATTCATTAATTATGACTACATCTTGCTGTGTAAATGTTATCCTTACTCAACAGATTCCAACGGGAACTAATAGAACTTTTACTACTCATAATGTTAATAGACAGGTTGCAACGGGTGCTATTAGTGCTAATGCTGGTCATAGTGCAGGTACTATTAATGTAAGAGCGACTAGTGCTAGTGGTAATTTAACATTAGACAGAACAGAAATAAAAGGATTATCAAGCTCAGTAGATACTAGTGGTGGTGATTTCTTAGCAATGTTTTAATTATGGCAGTATTTAAGGATATAATAGATGAGTTTAAAACGGTTGCTGATGCTTTTGCTTCTGTTAACTACTTTGTGTATGATAGGGTGAGTAGGGTTAATGGTACTTTACAAAATAAAGCCTATCCAATGATATTAATTAATTCTACTCCTAACTTTGAAAGAGGTGCAAATAATAATAATTTTCTTCCAAGAGGTAAGCAGTTTACATTTAACATATTTTGTTATGGGGATTATAACACAGCAGAAAGAAAGGTTAAAAGCTTACAGCAAAAGCAGGGTGAAATAGATAATATTTTAGACCAATACATAGCTGAGGTTATGAGAAGAAACATAGACGGCTCTAATGGTTTTAGCATAGTCAATAATACTGCTTTAAGTGGCTTTTTAGCTCATGATGTCCACAATGATAAGCTAGTGCAATCTACCTATACAATAACAGTTGAATTAGATAGTAATTGTACTCTAGGTTCATTTAGTTACTAATGGTAGATTATAAAAAAGTTGGTAAATTAATTATAGCTTCTTTACAAAAGGAGTTGATAGGTCAGGGGCATGATGCTACTGGTAATTTAATCAACAGTTTTGAACAAAGAGTAATAGAGTTGCCTAATAGCATAGTTTTAGAGATTCTAATGGATGAGTATGGTATCTATGTTAATGAGGGTAGAGGATACCAACTAAAGGAAGTTTTAAATTTAGTAATAATGGTAGAAGAAAAGGCTTTATAGATTTTGTTATTGATAACGAATTAGATGGAGTTTATAATGAGTTAGAACAACAAGTATTTAAAGGCTATGATGATGCAA